GTTGGCCGCGCCCAGCTTGACCCAACGTTGAAATATCTGACCCTTGTAAACCTGGAACTAGTTGAGCCATTCTTTGTTGATCAGCTCCTAAATTTTGTGCACCTGAAAATAATTGTCCTTGTTGATTGAATGCTTGATTAGCTTGAGCCTGTGCTTGACCAAAACCTTGATTTAATAATTGTGCTTGAAGTTGTGCTCTATTCATATCTGATTGATTTTGATACTGTGCTCTCATCACACCTTCTCTACCACCACCTAAATTACCAGATTGTGCTGCACCTAAACCTATATTCGTTATACCAGCTTGTGCTTGTTTGTCATATTGTGATAGTGTTGCATCAATTACATCTTGTTGATACGGAGACATAAATTGTTGATAGGCTGTTGGTCCTGACATAGCTCCTTGAGCTTGTAAATAATCTTGTGAACCCATCATGTTTGTAGGTTGACCTGCAAACGTTCCTGTACCAGTTTGATATTGTCCAGCAGATTGTAAGTATGGTGCGTATGCTCCTATACCTTGACCCTGTGTTGTAGCTCTTGTGTAAGCGTCTTTAGTTGCTTGGTCTTGACCAGCAACCATTGGTTGAAATTGTGTTGTGTCTAATTTTCTTCCTGTTAAACCTGTTAACTGCGTTGCATAATCTTTACCTAGATCTTCTACAAATTGTGGTGGTAAACTACGTGTTTCTGTTATTGCCATTAAATTACTTCTCCTATTCTCTCTGATACACTAAACATGTTCTGAGCGCCAGTGTTTCCTTGTGATTCCTCGGATACTGTACCACCATTTTCTAAATTTTTCATCATGTTTTCCATAACTTCTGCACCTTTATCTATGTCTCCACCGCCAGCATTTCTAACAGCGTCAGCCGTAAACACAAATTCATTTACACTTAGTCTTGCAGGTACATCATCTGCTTTTTCTTGTTTACCTATTGGTACAAATCCACCTTCAGCTCTATAATCTTTTTCCATGCCACCAAGGTTCATGAGCCCACCTTCTTCAGCTCTGATTCTTCCACCTGTTGCTACAGTAGTTCTGTAACCTTGTGAACCATAGTTTGAATAAGGTAAATATTGTTCAGTTGGTGGTAAGAAAGCATAATACTTTTCTATAGCTTCAATTTTTTCAGGATCTCCTGATTCATAAGCTTCATCTATTTCAGCTCTAATACCAGCTGGTAATACTTCATTACCTTGTGAGTCTAATAATCTACCACCTCTGTCAGCCATACCAATGTCTTCGTTTTCTGGTGCTTTGTTAATGCCTGGGATAAAAGGTAATGCTGCTGATAGACCTAATACTCCTTTTAATGTTGGCATTAAACCACCAAACCCCTGTGTTAATCCAAGTTTACCTAAAAAACCTTGTGTTCCACCATCCATACCTACACCTTTAGTTCCAAACACACTACCTCCTATTCTTCCAAGGTTATTCATAAAACCTGCTTTACCAAATCCTGTGTTACCAAACATTGATTTTCCACCAAATCCTGCACCACCACCCATATAATATGTTCCAGCTGCCATTAATGCCATCTTACCAACATCACTTTTTAAAACTTTTCCTGCTGCTTTGGCTACACCTTTAACAGCTTTACCAACACTTTTAAATATACTACCTAGACCATAAGCTTTTCTTCCAGTAGCTGTATCCATAATACCACCAAAGGCTTTACCTATTCTACCACCGTTAGCTGCGTATCCAAGTGTTACATCTCTACCAACGTTTTGTTCGTCACCAAATCTATATACAAAATCATTGGTGTATGGTTCTACAATTTCTGCTGCTCCAGTGTTATAGTTTATTGGTATGAAAGGTTGGTTATTATCTCCTCCTGATGGAGGGTTAATTTGATCTGGAGTTTTACCTCTATTACCTATGGCATCTAATTTTTCTTTTGAAATATTTGGATCAACAGAAAGCATATTATAATCTCTCATTGCTTTTTTAGTATTTTCTAATGTAACTTGTGTGTCCGGTCTTGTTTTATCTAAAATTGCTTGAACCACACTGTATTTAGTTGATGGATTTACAGTGTATAAATTTGGTCTTGAGGATTCTATTGTTGTGTTTTTATTACTTATTAAATTTTCTAATCCTTTACTTATTTTATTACCATATATATCTTGTGTAAAATCATAGTCCATGTCCATATCTCCATGAACATATTTTTCTAATCTTTTAGCTAATTCAAATGCTCTTTTCTGTGCAACTTTTATATTTTGTTTTTTTTGATAATCAGTATTATAAAAGCTTGCTTTTTCAAATATATTTACAGGTTGATAACCTTCAGTATATTTACTTTGTCTAAAATCTTTAGCTTCTTTTTTAGCTCTTCTCTCATCTTCTTTTGTGTCAACAGAAGTACTTTTTCCTGCAGCTATTGCAGCTTCTGCAGCTGGACCTTTATCGATGTCAGCGTCAGCTGTTCCTGTATGACCACCTTTACCATCACTCGTAACTCCACCTCCACCTCCTTGTAATGACATAATTCCACCTGGACCTCTATTAGGTTTTCCGTTTAATGATCCATATAAATCTGCATCTAATAAAATTTTTTGTTCTCTTGGAGTAATGTAAGCTAGTTCTGCTACAACGTGATCAGGAGAAGATAACCATTTTTTAGGAACAGTAACATTTTCTTGTTCACCAAGATAATTTTTAATACCTGCACTATTAACAGCTTTAGATTTTTTTTGTTGAGCTTTAGTTAATCTTTGATCTTTGTAACTAATTTTTTTATTGCTAGTTATACCAGCCATAATTACATACCTCTGTTATAGAGACCCATCAAACCGCCGTTGGCTGCCATCGCAACTTTTTCTCTGACATCAACATCAGCTATTCCGCCACCAGGCATTTGCTCTTGCATGTTAACGTTTTCACTCATCATCATTTCTGGATTTTGAGATTGAATTCCTGATTGATCTTGTTGCAACTGTTGTAAAATTTGTTTCCAGATACCACTTTCAAAAAAAGCTTCAAAACTTTGAAACTGAACTTTTTGTTCTGGCTCCATTTGTGACCATATTTCTGCCGCAATTTGCATGCTTTGATCATTAGGTTCTTGACCACCCATTCTAATATCACCACCACTATATTTAATATCTGGTGCTCCGGCTTGTATTGATTCGTTCATTGAAATTTTTTCGTCCATAGTATCTCCTTTTACTTTGTTTTTCCCATTAAATCAAGAGGTGGCATGATAACTGTTACGTCTCTTTGCACATCTTCTTCAGGTATATTAGCAGCTTTTAAAGCTTCTTCAGTCTCATATACTACACCTGTTTTTTTGTTTTTAATAGTAGTTATTATTTTTTCTGGTGTTAACTCAATCATTATGTTGTTACCTCTTTCTTAATATTTAAATAGCTAATAGCTACATCAAACGAGTCGGATGTGCTTGATTGTACAGTAAAAGTTTTTCCACCTTCTACTATTAGCGGTTGGATTAATAATTCTTTTGTTTGATTGGCTGTTAATGGTACGGATTTTATAGCTGTAATATTATTATTTACAACAGTTACACTAGGTGTAGCAGCTGATGTAACTAATATTGATTTAATAACTACAGTTTCATTAACTGCAGGAATTCCTGATCCTAATGGTGTCAGAGCACTACCTGATGTACTGTTGTCTATTCCTACAAATTTATATTGGTTTACTACTGCCATTAATCTAAAAAGAAACTTCTAGCTTCTATCTCCTGTTTTAATTCTTCTTGAAACGTTGTGTTTAATTTCTCTAATACAGCATCTAAATCTCTAACTAAAGATTGTGCTACGTCTTGCTCGTATTCGTTACTTGCCCTGGTTAGTGATTGTACTATTTTTGCCATTATCTTCTTCCACCTGCATGTATATCTAACCTAAAAGTTCCTAGTTTCCAACTAGTGTCAACAGCAGTGTTAGATATTGTAAGAGCTATAGCTCTTCCTCTAGCACGAGTGTCTACTTTATCTGTTGTAGATGTTATAGTAAATGGACCTAATGATGAACTAGCTGCTGTATCATTTGGATAATTTCTTAAATCTAATTGTATAATAGAATTTCCTTGTTGAGATATAAAGTCAGGTATAATTCTACTAACTCTCATAATGTTTTCACCATCACCCCTAAGATCAGCCATGTTAGTTGCAGCTCCTCGTATAACTTTTTGCGTAATATCATAATCACCAGAAGTAATGTTTGCTGGAATTGCTGTTGTTACCCCTAGTCTAATTTGATTAACTCCTGTTTCATGTTCATAATAATATGAAATTCCATCTGTGTTTCCTGTAACATCAAAAGAACTGTCTGTGCCTGCATCATACTGTGTTCCATGTGGTAACCCAAAAACAGAAGAATCTTGCCAAGTAGTTCTAATAAATAATGCACTGTCATTAACAAACCATATAGGTCTTTTAGAAGTTGAGTCTAGATAACTGTACGTAACTGACTGTGTGTTAACATTAGATCCAGATTCTGGATAAAACCAAGTAACTTCTCCAAACAAATTATTAATACCCGCATAAACAAATTGATTAGATGTTGTATTAATATTATCATAAACGTAGTCTTCTACCAAACAATCCATTGATTCTAGTTTACCTGTATATCTAAAAAAACCATTGTCAGACATCCAATATGCAGCGCCATCTACTTCTACAGCTGCATTCATTCCTATCAATCCACAGTTAGTACCAACTTGTTCAAAAGCAAATGTAAACGGGGTTCCAACAAAACGCATAGTAAATAAAGCTGTGTCACTCCAAACATATAGTGCGTTTCTACCAAGTTCTACTCCCATGATCCGTGATCCATCGGCCAGTCTTTGTGTACCTGCACTGTTTTCAGCTGTAGGTGTGTAGTCATTAATATTTTCTTGAGAAGAAAACCTTATAAACATATCATCTTGTGTTGTCTTATCACCTATAGTTGTTTCAGTACCAAAAAATACTAAGTGACGGTCAGGTGTAGATACTAACATATCTCTTGATGCTGTCGGTGCACCCGATATAATAGTAGCACGAGTTCCTGTTGCATTAGTTAAATCTGCGTTCCATTGAAAACACTCACCATTAAAAATTAAAGCAATAAGTGTACTGCCTAAATTATCTAATGCCCACATACCAGGTTCAGCAACGGTGTCTGTGTCAGCTGATGATTGACCCCAACCAGAAAAACTACTGTGGTCTGTAACTGTTGCTCCTGTGCTGTGAGAAGCATTTGTTGTTCCTCTAACATTTCTAGTTATTCCTGTTAAAGTATTTGTTGCTGTATTTACTCCTGTGTAAGAAATTTCTTCTGTGCCTACTTGTATAAAATTAGTTCCTGTTGTTGGAAAATTTAATACAGATGTTAAAATAATACTAGTTCCAGTTCCACCTGTCCCTGCTGAGTTAGCAGATAAAGATCCATTCAAAGTTGTTGTTTGAGGAGCTGTTGATGTTCCACCATATTGAGATATACCCCATCCAAAAACCCCAACTTGTTCAGCTGGACCTACGTGAAAATATTGAAAAAAAGTTATGCCTCCAGAAGTAGTAGCACCGGATCCAGTTTCATTACCGGGCATTGTAATAGTTATACTTGTTGAATTTGGTACACTGGTTACCATAAATTTTTTATCTGCAAAATCTGCTGCAACAAAATTAGAATTAGTAATAGCACTAAATGTAGATGCTTCACCAAATAAAATTATATCTCCTTCTTGAAAAGAATGTGAACCACTAAATGTAAGGGTAACTATTGGTTGACCATTAGTTGTACTAAATGCATTTGTAATAGCTGTGCCTAATGGATTAACTAAAGGATGAATATCATAATACACTTCTCCTGAATAAACATATAAAATTCTGTTAGTTCCTATAGCAGCATATTTAATACCTTGTTTATTAACCATGTGATGCAATTGTCTAGCAGCGCCGGTTAATTTACTAGCGCCTAGTTGTGACCAACCACCTATTTTTTCTGGAGTACCATATCTAAAACGCACATTTGTGCCGCCTGTCCATTGAGACTCTGCACCTGTAGATGTAACCTGTTTATTAAATCCTGGTAAAAAACCTAGTTTTTGTAACATATAAAATCCTGTTTATTAGGTAATATAGCAGATTGTTTGTGATTTCAATATGTTTAAAGCAAGGGGAATCAGTGGTGGATCATCCCC